CAAACTCTTCACGCGTTTCTCTTCAGCCATTCCTGTCTCCTTCTATGGCTATTAGAGGGCCCCGTTATGAGACCCCCTCACTGCGTACACTCTACTACTCAACCGACCTCGACTCCGCTCCGAGCGTGATCGTACGGGTAGCGGCAGCGGTACCGTCAAAGGAAGTGTCTCCCTCATCCAAGGTGTAGACACCACCCCATGTGGTACGGTTACCGTTTTCGTACTCAATAGTCAGCGTGCCGTTAGACACGTCCGACCAGTCAAACTCTGCAGAATCCCTCGGCACCACATAGTCAACAGTGCACTGGTACCTTGGGGTAATGGCCGCGTGGCCAGTCTTGTTCATCAATTCAACCTGAACGTGGCGGCTCTTTGTCATGTCGCTGAAAGAGGAGAAGTCGCTGATCGACTCGCCATTCACTTCAAGCGTGATGCGGGATACATATCGTGCCATGTTTTACTCCTTATTGTGAATGCAGCGCGGCACCTAAGTACCGCGCTATCAACGACTAACTTACAGCAACAGGTCGATCACGCCAGCAAGAACGTGTAGCCCATTCACAATGTCTGCAGGGATACGAACGTTCAGACGGTTAACGTCAGAGGAGTCGCGCTCCACCAACACGCCGTCCTTGTTGGCGTCGACCTCTTCAAGGATCTCAAGGTCTTCCAGCTGGCGCAGGACATCAAGCACCTGCGTACGCACCCTTGCAGGGGTACGACTGGACAACTTCGCCCTCGGGAACCTTAGCTCCAGACGGGTCACGACTGCACTCCTTGTGTAGTCAAGCGTGCGGATAGTCGTGATATCGAGCATGGACGGATCGGCTGTCCCGGCTGCGTTCGTGGTGTACGTGCTGATAGCGCGCACGATTGCTGCCTGCTCACCAGGGATAACATGGATAGGCGTCACGCCGTTATCCAAGTAGTCCTCCTGGACGCTACGGGCAAAACGGTCGGCGACTGCCGGCGCGGGTATGCCCTTGAGAGCCAGGTTGTTGTACGGCTGTGCAGGGTCAGTAGCCGACCCAAGGACTGCACCATACGCTGCCGCCAACTGCATCGGAGAGGCCTGCGCCCCTATCGTTGTAGTGTACTCCAGCGTGGCCGCAGAGATACGCCCGCTATTCAGCGTGGTACCTGCCTGCGTCTTGAGAGCCGCCGCGTTGCCAACCAGTTCGGTGTAGCCATACGCGACGATAGCCGGACGCTGCTCAATGGCGTTCGACTTCGTATCCACGTGCGCCTTGATAAGTCCGAGCGCGGTGTTGTCCACAAACTCCGATATGTAGATACTGTAGTCGCCGGGGAAGACCGCGGTCAGTGCGTCCGCCACGGACGGGTCTGTAGCCCCGCCGATGAACCCGGTCTCGCCAGTAGTCATGATACCATCACAGTCAATAACCTGAGCTATCGGGACGTAGTTGCCATCCGTGCCGTGAGAGCGTGCGGTCATGGTGACCTTGTTGGTGGTGACTGCTGCCGTGATCGGAAGCGTGTCCTCGTACTCCGCAATCTTTGCCTCAAGAGCAGCAGCAACCTCATTGGCCGTATCGTCCTTGGCCACTGAGATATCGATGCGCTGATCCTGGATCCAGGACGTGACTGTCCCGGAGGCTGTTGCCGTCCCGGTGAATCCCCACGCGCCCTCAGCCGCAGTACCACTCTCTGCGTCTAGAGCCACGCACGATACATCGGACAGGTACGGGTTGGCCTTGTAGAGTGCTGTAGCCATCACGTGCAGGTTTGAGCCGGTGCCGAAATACAACTTAGCGTCTTCGGCGCCGAAGATCTTCGTGGGGACATTCTCCGCCACGCTACCCCCGGTCGTACGCATACCGAGCAAGAGAACGCTGTTCTCAACAGTCGGGAGGCCGCGCACTGCAAGGCTGGTGTTGTACTCAAAGTAGACACCAGGCTTACGGATGCCCTCAGGTACTTCGCTGAAAGAGATGTTAGGTGATGCCATTATCTACTCCTTAGTTGTCAGAGCTTTCACTGGTGTCCTCAGAGAGAATGTCGTCCACCACGGACTGTGTCTCATCTTCGGTACCAGATACCGCCTCAGGGGTTTCCTTGGGGTCAACTGTGGTAACTATCTCCACAGGTTCCCCCGACATGCGCGAGCCTTTCTTCTTTCTCTTCTTCGGTTCCTCTTCCTGCTCCTCAACAAAGAGCAGTATCGATCCATCACCAAGGTACTTACGTATACGGAACTCTTCGGAGTTTACCGTGATCGGCTTACTGTCCGTGATAAGCTTTCCGCCTATCGTGAAGCGCGTACCCTTAGGTGCAATTACCTGAATCTTCGTCATCTATGTCTCCCCTGTCTCAAAGGTTATTCAGCCACTTATCCCGGTCGACCCGCCCTCATATAGTATAAGGTCTTGTGCCTCCGGGCCGGTCACCCCGTACATACCTGTGTAGTCACGTGGCTGCAGGTAGTACTTGGCAAGAATGCTTGTTAGTGTACCCCAATCTTCTTCGTCGCTTTCCTTCGTCACGTTGTAGGAGCAGCGGAAGTTCAACTGATAAACCTGAAAGCCGGCGTCCGCGTACGTTTGATCCGTGATGTTGCGGAAACTTGAAGGCATCAACGGGTCCTGCAACTCAAGGCCAAGGTCAGCCAGCATCAAGGCCTGTATCAAACTATCAAGGATATCCTGTACCTCAAACCTTGCGTAAGACTCGCCCTTCAGGTGCTGCAGAAGAACGATAAGAGAAATCTCAGCCATTACCTTGTAGGTACCGAACACCGTCATCTGTTCAAACGTACCCGCGTTCACCGCTATGTTACATGCAGGCCTTGAGAGGTTCACGTTCCGGTTCACAAGGTCGCGTATGTCCGTCTCGCGTACGTCTATCCCGGCGGTGTTTATCTTGTCCAGGACTGCCCTGCATATGCTTGAAAGCATCAGTATGTGCTCCACGTGTCGGAGTCGTAAACCTTGTCGTCAGCCACCTTGTTGGTCACGATAATCGTTGGCTCATCCGAAGACTCAAACGGGGACATCCTGCCGGCCTGTATATCCTTGAGCATACTGATAGCCTGCTTGTACTCATCCTTGATCGCGTCCGGCAGCGTAAGTTGCATGTTCTTCCGATAGAGGTTGTAGCTCGCTATCTTGGTGCTGATATCCTGTATCTCAAGGGGGACAGTGCCAGTCACCGGCACCGGGTACCGACCCCTTAGGTACGCGTCTATCGTATTGTCGGCGCGAAGAATTGCATCGTCCACCAACTCTTCATCGATCTCATTTACGTCGTCCTGGTCGGTAAGCTGTACCAGGTGGCGCTCAGGCATGTACGTCTTCAGATCCTCAAGGTCGCTGTATGCCATTTCACTCTCTCGTTTTTTGTGTCTCAATAAAGAATGGGCGGCGACTTAGCCGCCGCCCATCCAGCCATACTTGTCCACGCATACCCTTAGGTAGCGCGGGTGTCCTTCCACAGGTAACCGCAAGAAGCGTCAACAACCGCGATGTCGACATCCTCCTGCACCTCATACACGTTGGAGTGGATAGCCTCTTCACGCCACGTTGAAGTCCTGCGGGGCTGACCCTGAGACGTGCAGCGGTACTGATAACCAGGCGATGCCTGGAACAGTCCTGCACTCACGGGACGGTAGTACAGGAAGGCGGAACCCTTACCGGCGTTCTTCTCCCAAATGTTCACGGCTGTGAAATCGCTACCGTCAGCCGCCTCGTCCGCCGAGCTGTACACGGCACTTCCGACAATCACCTGGTCCAGCTCCAGAAGGGCAGCAAGGAGGGCAGGGGTCATGACTGAAGTCTGGGTGTACTTGATCTTGTCGGACAACACGGTGTTGAGCGTCTGCGCAATCATCGTGTCGTAGTCAATCACAAGCGTGTTGGCGATCTTGCCCGTCGCAGAACGGATAGCCTGCTTCCCGGTCACGATATCCGTGACAAGGGTGTTGGTCGTGTCAGTGGCGGCCCACAGACCTGCAGCGTCCTCACCACCAACGTTGCCGTCGGCCCACGTGTCGGCGAAGATAGTGTCGGCGATAAGTTTTTCCTTGAACAGGTCGATCTTGTCCGCGCAGTACTCGATAGCCTCAGTCTGCGGGCGCAGAGGGAGGTTGCCAAGAACGGCCGCGTCAGCAGCGTTCTCATCCGAGACTTCCTTAGCAAACGCGATCTGCTTCGGATCGAGGTTCTCAGTCGTGACCGTGTATCCGCCCCTACGTGCAGCGGAACCCGGGGCACGATAGTCGGCCTCGTTGCGATACCAGGCGCCCTTGTTGTACTTGGCTACCTTCGAGGTACGGCCAAGTCCGTCGATGATCGGGAAGACCATGTCGGCAATGTACGTATCGTTCTTGTAGCCGATCGATACGTTCTGGAGCGCGCCGCGCACCAGGATGGAAGAGTTGGTAGGTTGTGGCATGACATTACTCCTTGTTGTTGACCGTTATGCCGGGTTCGCGCTGATGATCTCGGCAGTGCCGTACTGATCATATTCCAGCGTTCCATTCAGCATGCGAGCCTTTGTGTACGCCGGGAGATACCCGGCACCCGTTTCGCCGACCGCTCTACCTGTAGAGTCGGGCGACAAGAATGTACCGATAGCTACTCCGGTGACTCCGTAGATCCCGGTACTTCCCATGGCGAGCTTTGTGATGCCGTCTACACGCACATCAGCCGCCGCCCCCTCAACGGGGGTATTCTGAAGGACACCAATAGCGTATGCACCGGTGGCTCCAGCATTGATCGCTTCACCGTCGCTGTTAAGCTCCATGAAGTGATATTGTGAACTCGAGAGATCCTCACCGGCCTCAAACGAGACGTCTGTTCCGCGTAGTTCCCAAGCCATTAGACTCTCCTCGTTATGCAGGGTTCGAAGAAAGGATCAGGCACGTGGCAAGGTCGTCCTCGGCGGTAGCCGACTGAACGATCTGTCCCTTTGCGTACTGAAGCGTGCCGGTTGCATCGTCTGCTTTGCCAGCATCGGCGGCGGACACATACTCCGGCATTACCATTGCGTTGATCGCCAACGCATCGTTCACGCAAATTTTGCTGAACCCGGACGTGCGTACGTCGACAATGTCTCCGGCGGCAGTCGCGGCGTTCTGTGTGATCCCGATAGAATACTCAGCGGCAGAGTCCGGTAGACGCACCGTGTTCGCGGTCGAAGAAAGGATCACGAAACGGTATTGCGCGATAGCCTCCGCTGCCCTGAAAGAGGTGTCCAAACCCCTAAGTTCCCAAGCCATGTTTTACTCCTCTGTGTATGCCATAAATTGTTGATAGAAAACGGATCGGTTAGACCTATCCGTTAGCTAGCAGCGTACTCACGTGCCAATGCAGGCTGCTCGACCTGTATCTCAACCATCGCGGCTGCAAACGAGATCTTCTTCTCATTAGCACGCGCCTGGCACATGTCCGTGAACTTGTCAGAACCTGAAGCAACCGCCGTAGTAGCGGCAGTCTTCGTGGCGACCTCAGACATCTCCACGACAGTCTCGGTACCGGACAATGACTCCTTGTAGCTCTTCAGCGACTCTGCGCCCTCGCCCTTTGCGAGGTCTGCCTGGAAACGAAGTTCCATGTTCTCAAGGGTCATTTCCATGTTCGCCGGGAGGAGCTTACCCTCACCAACGAGCGCATCGCAGAAAGCCTTGTGCTCAACCTTGCGGGCCGTATCGGTGCTGGCCTGGATCTCTGCCTTCAGGTTTGTGATCTCAGTATCTTTCTCACCGGCGGTCTTCTCAAACTCTGCGATCTTTGCAGTGAGCTCAGCGACCTGCGCCTTCAGTTCCTCAGACATATCGTCCTCCGTAGTTTCCGTGCTTGTTGATGGTTCTGTATGATCCTGCGCCTTGGCGATATCCATGCCAAACCGCCGGAACAGACTCTTGAAGAATGTGTTTTCTTTCTTGATGAACTCGATATCCTCATCGGAGTTCTCTAGGGCAAACTCAAAGCTGACAGAGTTATCCGCCGCCTCAAACTGCACGTCGGCAAGACCCGGGACTGCCGGCTGGGCGCCGCCAAGGAACCCAAGGTGCCTGATATTCATATCGGGGAAGAGGCTGATAGAACGTTTCTTGTACAGTCCCTCTTTCAAGGCCGTAACGAAACCGTCCTGTACATCCTTGAGCTTTAGCATAAGGCGGTCGCCTGCGCGCCTGGCAGACTCAACCCAACCGTAGGCGGGGCTGTTATCCTTAGGGTGACCCACGACCACCGGGGCCTCCCTCTCACCTTTGCCAATAGACTCGTTGTATCTGCTTGCGATGGTGTCCAAGTCCGTATCGCTCCATGCCTTGGTATTCCCTGCGGAGTCT